AATACCTGACGCTTCATCCATTATCAGGCATACGCCGTAAGATGAATGGATGCCTGCAAACGCATCTGGGTTTTCCTCGCTCCATAACTGCGCCTGCGCGTAATAATAACCAGTATCAATCTTGAGGTCATTTATTAGCGCATCTTCAAACCATTGTGCTGGTTTTATTGTAGTAGCTGTTTTAGTAAACCAATGAGAGTTAATAGCTAATGTTAGCCACTTACCTAACTCCGCCCATGTTCTTGATCTAAGCTGTTGCTCGGTGTTAGCAGTTACGATTATGGTAGAACCAAGTCTAGTAGATAACATCCAAAGTATGATCCATGCGACAAGTGCGGACTTACCAATACCACGACCTGAAGCTACGGCTAGTCTAAACATCTCTGGTAAATCTAATACATTGTTTCGCTCAATGTGTATTGCCATTTCTCGTAAAATTTTTTCCTGCCACTTTCTTGGTCCTTTAAAATCTTCGAGGGGGGTGTCTTTCTGACCCCATGGGAACACATACTTAACAAAGTTTACTGGGTTGTCTTTAATTGGTCCTGACCATAGTTCGGTCATCAATTCCTTTTCTAGTTTTACACCGTATTTCATACTTCGTTACCCCAACTATCCCAGCCTGGAGAAGTTTCTCTAGCAAATAATTCTATTCTTGGTAGGTCTCCTACAAGTTCTAGTATCAAATCTCTAAATTCATTAGGTTTTTTACTATGTCTTTCAATAGGAAATACTTGTAACTGTCTTATAGAATTAGACTTTCTGCTAATATTACCTCTTGTGGCTAAAACACAAATTTCTGGATTAGCTCTTGTCCACCTACCTAAACCCATAAAAAAACTATCTGCTTTTTTATTTTTCTTAACCCAAACAAATGCAGTTGTTTTATATTCAAAACCCCAGCCATTAATAACTTTCATAAATTCATTCAATTTTGGAAGCGTAACCCACATAAATAAAACGCAATTATCATCGGCAATATTTTTTATCGGCATATTAGCAATATCATTTATGTTCATAACAGAATAATGATCTGTTACTGAACTATTCATCATTTTTCCCTGATAACTCCATGGCGGATCTGCATATATGATGTTGTATTTCTTATTTGGTAATTCAATCATGTTATTTCTCCCTTTATTTCATATTAAAAAAAATTAAAAAATTTTAGTTGAGTAGTTATACATATATCACCACCGCCACGCAAACAAAGGGGGGGTTAAATGCGATTTATTGAGAGAGATTCGCATAGTTAAAAAGGGAGCATAAAAACTAAGCTCGCATCTAACCCTTTATTATTCATTCACGCCCTCGCTCGCTTGCTCGCCTTGTGCGTTTTCGCTCAGCGATTGCGCGCGCTTGCTCAGGGCAGGCGCAGGCGCAGGGCGATGTTCTATTATCCTACTGCGCGCGTCAGTAAGAACATTCTTTAAATCTAAGTTGTAATTTATTTCCTGGCGGTCGGCCCAATTGTCTGGATCTCTATTCTTTAGGAAAAATATTGCGCTTGTTTCTTTACCATCCATTGCATTTTGAAATACTTTGTTCGCTACTAATTGCACGGCTTTGTATCTTCCTTTTTTTATAGCGTGTGCAAATTGCTCGTTTCTTTTCTTTTCTCTGGTTATTGTTGAAATGTTTACATTGAGCAAAGTAGCTATTTGGCTCTCGTTTAAACCATCACCAGCCCATAAACTGATCTGTTTATAATCATCTTCTGATAGTTGCGCAAGTTTTCTTTTTCTACCTGGTTTTCCCTTTTCCATGCTTTATTTTAGGGTATTTTGCACATTTTAGGTAATTAATTACATATTTATTGAGTAAAAGTGTTGCTTTTTATAAATCTATCTTTATAATGGGTATTACTAGGTTTAAATAACCTAGCATATATGGAGAACAAAATTATGATAATTAAAGAATATCAAAAAGAATATAAAGATTATTTTATGTTTATAACTGTACATCACAGTTTAATAGAAGTTAGTGTACATAGTTATGTAGATGATGACTTTGAATATAGAAATAGATTTATAGATTATTCAGTAGATGAAATTTATGAATCTATATGTTACCGAATAGATAACAACGATTTATTAGAGGTGGCATAATGAACTATAAAAAACAAGAAATACAAGAATACTTTAATGATTCTATTATTAACTATGATAAAGAATGGATTGAAAATAATCAGGATGATTTACATCATGAGATTTTTAATACTGATTATTACATTATAGGATCTTACAAAGCCAAGCAATGGCTAGGCGATCAAGTCTTTAATATTATTGATTTTATAAAAGAATACGAGGATCTACACTTTGGCGAAGTTACAACAGACTTTGCAAGTCCAAAAGCTATCGTCAATATGTATGTATATATCATAGGCGAGGAAATCGTCTGGGATTATATAAACCAGTTAGAGGTTGCATAATGAAATATGAATTTTATATTTATACTAAAGACGGAGACGATGTCTGGCATTGGAACTTAAATCAAAATGATAAAGTTATCAATGATATAAAAGAAAATCAAAATGATGAAACTTTTAGTGTAGAGGTTTTATGTTGGTTAAGTGAGACCGATTGTGATTATGTACAAATATATCCTAAAAATGAGTCTATATATTTACCAAAATATGTAAAAAAAGAAGTAGATAAAGTTCTACAAGGGGTAAGCTAATGAGTGCAATACAAAAACCAACGCTAACTATTGCTAAAAAACTATTTAAGCGTAGAAATCCTAATGTTGCATTTAATGTGACATGGAAAAGAAAACCTACATTAATCAACAACTGCTACAGCTCTACAGTAGTATTTAAAGCTAAAGGCTATCAAGACATTACTATGCGTTTGTATAGTGATATTAATGAAACGGCTATTTTTTAAAAGGGATATCAAATGAACATACCAAAAACAAGATCACACAAAAGCGTAATCGGACAGCTTCGCAAAAAGTACGGCCTAAAAGATAACACGCCAGTACACAAAGTAGAACAAATAATGAAACCAAAGGACTGGCAAGCGTTTAGTGAGGCGCTTACCTTTCCAAATGGTAAACCAACACAAAGGGGGAAATGATGAGCAATACATATACTTTTATAACTAAATCTTATGTTACGCATGAAGTAACAGTAAAGGCAAAATCAGAAGAGGATGCATGGAATAAGTTCTATGATGGCAAAGGACAAGAAGAAGAAACTTCTTCTGATACTTACTATGAAGAACTAGATTGGACTGATGAAGAAGAGGAACAGGACCAATGAGCATTAAAATAGATAAACGTAGTAAATACTCTACATATATAAAAACTGGAAACTTAACCATATACATAGAACACTCACCAGGATGTGCGGAAGATTACGTTCATGTATGGCAAAAAAATCCTTATGAAAAATCTATATTCTTAACTAACTTTGATTTTAATAATAATAAAAGAATGGTAGAGGTGGAAAATGAAACGATATAAACCAATAACTTATGCTATGGCCGAGTATCAATACGCGTGCCACCTTAGAGATAGCGGACATACTGGCGAAATCATATATCCAAATAAAGATACCTCTAAGCAACAGACAGACGGCTCATGGCTTTTATTAACAATAACAGGGGAAAGGCTAGGCACAGTCTCCCCTAATGGAACTGTGAGGCTTACATGAAGCGAGAGGACATACCAAAACATTTACGACATCTTGAGGAATGGAGACTTAAAGCATTGTTCTATTTATTTAGGGCGAAAGCATGAGCAACTTACATAACCAAGAACAGCTAGAAAACCAATTTGATAACATACTTGACCAGGTATATAAATGGGATAGTAAAGGCTTGCTAGAAACTCAAATAAGAGACGTAGTCTTAGCCTATGGTTTACATCAAGACGACGATCGCGATGAAATATTACAATTCATAGCGGAAAGTATTTTAAACGACAACTACGAGGTAACATCAATATGACAGGTAAAGGATCAGCACCGCGCCCTTTCGCGGTAGATAAAAAAACATTTAACGATAACTTTGACAATATCTTTAGCAAGCGCGAGCGCGAACAGATAACCGAAGTAACTATACAATTTACCATGAAAGGCAACCCAACGCTCTACGACATGAAAAAGGAAGTTGAAAAAATGTGTAAAGAGAATAAAATTGTCTGTACAACCACAACTAAATATATTTAATGCTTGAACTGATTATAAAAATAA